CCCTGTTGGTAGGCGTCGTCTACCAGATCGTTCACAAACTGCGCGTTCACAATGTCGGTTAACTGTCGCACCGCGTTCTCGATCTCGCGTTTCGGTAATGAGAACTCGATCTCTTGAACTTGGTTCCAATACTTTTCTTCGTTGTCGAGACATTCTTGGTAATGTTTTTTGTCGTCGAAATCGTCGGCTACATAACCAAGATCAACCCAGTAATCGACCAAACGCATTGCCTTGCCCCATTTCTTAACTTGTTTCTGCCAGCGGGGATTGATTGCAACTAACTTGTCCGCGTCTTGCGTGTAGTCTTTTTTTGTAAAGCTATCTATTAGCATTTGTTTCTCCGTTTTGTTGTTGAGCTGACAGTATAAGAAAGATCGCAGACAAAAAAAACCCCGGATCGCTCCGGGGTCTCGCGGATCGGCGGCGGGATCTAATCGAATCGCGCCGTCATGGTTTCGCCGCTGTCATGATCGCGCAACGTCACAACCCCATAAGGATAGACAAAACATTCTATCGACCAATTGTTTTGATGCGTTAACTTGACATAAGGATGTAACGGCGGGTCTTGTTCGTCATCGTCAGTGGGCAAAGCTTCGAATGTGCCATTTTCTAAAACAATGCCTTTCCACAAATACGTGCGAAACCCACCAAACCCATAGATAGTATCCATCCGCTCGGCAATCTCTGACAACGTAGGTTGTTTGCCGTTCACGGTTTCGCTTTCCCCGTTCTCTATCGCCCATTCGTCCAAAGCCTTAACAAAAAAGTCTGGGATCAATCCGCAGGCTTCCATGTACCATTCTTCGGTTATTTCTTCATCGTACGCGCCCGCTGGGTTGTAATCCCAGTTAAGCGACCAGATCGCAGCGCGTACCTTAAACTCGGTACGCATTTGGGTGTTGTCAATTATAAAATCGTATTCCATTACTCAATATCTCCGTTTAGTTTTAGTTGATCCAAACATTTGTCTAGCAGCTCGCCCATTTGGATTAATCCCTCTCGGGCATTTACCGCAGCGCGTCTGCCTTCCAATGTTTTTTGGTCATTATGCTCTATCGCCGCGGAATAAATGCGGGCGACAGTTTGCCAGCTTGGTTGGGGGCTTTTATGTTCTATTGGTTTTGCCAATTGTTTCTCCGTTTAGTTGAATTGGACGCCCAGTATAAGACTAATCGCAGCCAAAAAAAACCCCGCACTAGGCGGGGTCGTTTCAGATCGTAACCGGTTATTAATCGCTGTACATTAGATCGGCGTCGTAATCGTCGATATCGTCGTAATAATCGGGATCGTTTCGCTGCGATAAAAAATAGTCTTTATCTTGTAACAACTCGACCCAGATCCGACGCGCTTCCGGATACCCTTCTTTCACCTCGGACAAAGCTTTATAGGCGTCCGACTCAGTGTTAAACGATTGGTTCCCGGCGTTAAACTCGCCGCCCGTTTCATCTATCCCCATAATTACATAACTCATACGAAAGTTTCTCCCGTTTCTTCGCCCCAAAATTCTCTCGGGGCCAAACGCCATCCCGCCGAGTCGTACTCGGTGCCGCATTTCTCGCACTCGTTCGCCCAGCTATCCCATAGCTGTAAGGGGGATTTACAAACGCCGCATTCGATAATCTTTGCCTCGACCACTCGATTAGTCTCCGGGTCGGCAATCTCTTCTTTTATTACTTTGGCAATCATTTCTTCGTCTCCGTTTAGTTGATTGGATAGGCATCATCGCATATCTAACCCGCAAAAAAAACCCCGCACTAGGCGGGGCATAAACGGAGAGGTTTTAGCACCTGGGCAGAAATTGTCAGGCGGCCATTGTCGCTAGATTAGTGTGAACAACGAAACCAGTATTATCTTGTTTCGCGGGTCCTTTCGCTTTCAATCCTAAGATAACCGGACCGGCGTACAGGTTAACCAGATCGGATCTATCGCCGTCGATTACATCACGACCCATAAAAGTTTTAGGAAACGGGCCGTTAAACACTACCGATATCGGCACCTCGGTTTTCAAAGCTTTCTTAACTTGGTTTTGATATCGCTCGACCCCGCTATAACTAAACATCAATTTATAATTTTCCGGAGTGCGGCCAAGTCTATGCGCGATCTTGGTGTAATCATACCAAACCATTTCCGGGAATTTCTGCGGCAGTTCGTATTTCTCCCACGGGATATCCGAAATCGTATTCGGACGCACCACGGCTAACAACCCATCACGATCACAAACTTTCTGGAAATTTTCCAATTCGTTTTCGAACATTGAAAGAAACAATTCCGGATCGTTATGAAACAATTCGGTTTTAGCTTGCCGCCCAGCGATCACGTTACGCATACGACCCCGCCCAGCTAATCTCAAACAACCTTCGCGACAATCCGCAAGCAAACTACCTGCACAAATTATGTCATCGGGCCATAAAGATAATGACGCAAGTCTGAAAGGTTGACCGAAGGGGTTTTCGTAATCTTGGGTCTTTTTTATTTTGGTGTTTCCCAAACCAGTATCAAGCAATTTCATTTATACACTCGTCGTTATTGGTGTGCGATCTATCTTATACCGGGTTTTCAAAATTAACAACCTCAATTCCATACCACGAGTGCGCACCGGTTGCGATCCAGTGCGCTTGCTCCCTCGCTTCTCTATAAGTCCTCAGTGGGGTATCTACCTTGATCCCGTCAATGGTTACACCCCAGATTGATTTATCCCGGCTCGGAAAGTTTTCCCAGATTGATTTATCTTTCATGACCTCTTCACCTCCCAATTAATATTAGCCCACTGGAACTCATCCATTTCATACTGAAAGTCTTCTTCCATTTGACTCTTCAAGTCTTCAAGATTCAAACCGGCAGGATGGTTATCATCATCCACTTCTTGCAAATAATCATCGACATAATCCATCACGTCCATGTCGTGTTCAATCACCTCTTCTAAAGAATATCCAAGAGTCAACCAAACATCGTTTGGATCAATATTGATTGTCGCGCTAACCATCGCTGTAATTTTTTTCTCGCTTTGAACCGTCACGGTTAAGGACTTAGCAAAGCGGGGATGAAAGCAATCATCAAACTTTTTAGTTTCGGGATTTAAATGTATTCCAATTCCAAATAGATCATGGAGGGCCGCCGAGGGGTTTGCGATCATGCGGTCCAGATCAAGCGGTGTAATTTTGTTCGCAGCTTCCAAGCTAAGAAAGGCAGAGATCGGATCGTCCTTCACAGCGTCGTCGTACTCTGTGGATTCGGCTCGCGCTACTTTAATAAGCTCGCTGATTTTTTCTAGTGACATAACACTTCCTATTTAGTTGTTGTATGGGAGTTATCCTACACGCAACTATTGAAGTGTCAACCCTTACCTATACAAGACTCCGTTATTAATTTCTTCAAGAGTCATGCCCGCCTCTAAATGCTTTTTCCTTACCATGTTTTCTAAACGAGCTAGTTTTTGTTTTCTAATCTCATTTAATCTTTTTTCCTTGGCAATACGCGCCAAACGATCCTGTCGTAACTGCTCCAGCCTCTGCTGTTTTTCTAAATGTTTCCTATAAAGGATATACATTTTTCATGGAAGTCATTTTTTGACTTCCAGTACGTTAAAACTACTCATGGGATTCATCCTATACGAGTCATCAGAAATCCTCAAGGGCTATCAAAAACCGTTCCAGACCAACTGGGAGGGTGAACACTTCTTTCGGTTTGACTTCTTTCATGCCTTTCTCCATCAACTTCATCACTTGATCAGCACGGTACAGGTAGATTTCGTTCTCGTCTTTTTGCCATTTCTGAATCAACACCCACGCCCTTGCAGCTTGGTGCCGAACAGCAAAACTAATTTGGAAAGGACTGAGTTTAGGTTTCCAACCAGTGGCTACCTTCAACTCAATCAAATGCAGGTTGCGCTTGCGGTCACAAAAAAGAAGGTCGGGGATGCCGGGAGTCTGTGAGTTCTCAATACGAGTCAGTACGACATCGTACCCCGATTTTTCAATGTGCCACTTGAGCGTCTTCCAGAAGCTCGACTCGCTCTGGCTCGACATCAATCACCTTTTCCCCAAGCTGACGCTTGAGTTCGTTTAGTGCCTCTTTGACTTGTTCTTTGCTCATGGAGTCAATCGACCCATGACGGATCTCGCTCTTGTTCACATAGATGTTACCCTGCGCTAACCCTCTCGCCTTTTCGGCTTGCACTGCCGCCGAATAAGCTCCATTGGCAAGAGCATCATCACGGATCTTTTGAAGATCCCGAATGTGTCTGGCATAAGTCACTTCATACTTTTCAGCGAGCTGTTCTCTGCGTTCACGCAACGCCTTGCATATATGTGGAGAAATCCTGGGATTGAGCATTTCGTATGCTCGGGTGTTGGCACCCTTCGGACTGAACCCGGCTTCGATAGCTAGGTTCTGCAAAGTGTCCTGACCCTCTCGGGTCGCAACCAGTTCAACAAACTTGACCTGTTTGCCGGTCAGTCGGGTGGCCTCACTCACACGAGGTCGGCCTCTGGTTTCTTTCTTAATTACCTGTTCTGCCATACGACAAATCTTACCTAATTAAAAACGCTTACCATATAGTACTTTTTAGTAAAAATAAAAAAATAAAAAAAAAGATTTCCTGAAAACTCCTATGTGGAAACGCAATTTTACAAAAGCTGTCCCGTTGTTAAACAACGCTGGGACCGTGCCGGTACGGCTGAAAGCCGCGTGTTTACTGGGCAATCCCACTAGTCCCACCAGTCCCGGCATTTTTGAAATTATTTTTTTAAAAAAATTAATTTTCTGAAAAAGTACTATATAGAAAGCCGAATTAATAAAATGTATAAGACGTGTTGCATATCTATTTAAATACCCCTATTATCAATGACCGACTTGGAGAAATTAATGGAAAAGATCGAGATCAAAATCACGTTGTCAGAAGAAGAAGTCCAAGAAGCGTGGTCCATGCTGCGAGACATCCAGTCCACTCTCCAAGAGATCAACAACAAGCTCGATGAGCTACAACTAAAGGACAAGTAATGGAACTACTAATACCCCCGGTCAGCAAGACGTTGACCAAGACCATGATCGAAAAAGGTAACCCGGACTGCTTTAAAGAACTGGTCCGCTTGGCGCGGTTACTGGGCGTCGATTTCGACACCATGACCAACGGCAGCAAGAAAGAAATGCCTTTGCACTTCACGGACGGAACTGAAACGACAATCAAGTTCTATGTCGTAACCGGGAAGAACGGACGCAAGGACAAGCGTTACAACATCCCCGCTCCTGTCCTACGTGAGCAAGCTGCCGAGGGTGACACCGTAGCGTTCACTTTCAAGCACGATGCGGCAGGTAATGTCATGCTGTGTGCCAACGTGACCCGCAACCCCGAATATGCCCACTTGACCACCGACGAGATCAACGTGACT